GATGAGTTAACAGCTCTGTTGTTGCTTTTGAAGCTATTGCCTTGTCTTTAAACAAATTAAACACTGCTGCGGCAGCATTTGTTATAGTGAAAGTTATTGTCGATCCTGATCCAGCATCTTCAGATACTAAGATACTTTTGATTATAGCTCTAGAATCAGATGGTGTTGTATACACCGTAGTATTATCTGTAGTAGTTAAATCTACTAATTCATTTTTATATACGTTAGCCACTTATAAACCAAGAGAATCTCTCTTGCTCCTGTTTTAGCTCATCTAAAAATGTAGAATTTAATTGATCCTTCATAATAGTCAAAGCTCTGTTAATTTGTTTTTGGTTAGATACATCGTATTCTGTTTTTGGTTCTGGTATTCTAACATTTATCTTAGCCATTATCTACGTCCATCTGGTTGTACATCCAAACGAAGTGTACCAAATCTCCAGGATTCACCACTATCATCGTTTTCTATTTTAACGTTTATAAATCGACCTCTAGCTCTTGTATCTTTTTTAATTGTAGTTGAGTCTACTGTAAAAGGACTCAATGTTGTTGTAGTATCTGATTGTTGAGGATATCTTTTTATTCCTAAACTTACTTTTGCATTACCAATTAATGTTTTAAAATCTGGTACAAATCTTCGCATAGCTAAAAATACTTCTCCTGCAACTTTAGGACCACTAGCTCTACCTCTTGCGTCTCTTTGTTTTTGCTCCAAGTCTATATCGTATGATTTTACAAATGATGATATTATTGTAGTAGATCCATCTTCATTAACCTGATCTGTGCCTACCTCATGTTCAAAGAATTTTGTTTGACCTAAACCACTTTGACCTACAACTGTTGGAAAACTGCCATTAGCTGTGCTGTCATATTTTGTACCATATGGTTTTGGATATACAATTGCATCAATCCAAGATGTTCTTGCTTCTGTTCCTGTGTACCACACACCACCTTTCATAGGTTCACCGTAATTAAATACAACATACTTGTCATTAAAACTAGATCCTTGTGATGGATAATACCATACAACTTCTGTAAACAAGTTATTAATACCTGCTGCAACTTGTTGACCTTTTGTAGTATCAAAATTATCAAATACAAAATCTTCTACACTACAAGGTAATGATTTAACTGTACCATCAAACATAAAGAAACCATTTGGTGATAACCAGAAAGCTGCACCATCTATTTCAACAACTGCATTTTTACCTATCAAACCACAGTTTGTACCAACTTGTTCAAATCCAAAAGTAAAAGGTGCACCAATAAATTTCATTGTATACAATGCATTATCTGTAAATACTAAAATTGTTTCTTTTGCTTTAATTGCACCTACAATTTTTGTACCATCTTGTAATCTAAAATCACCGGCACTGTTAATTGCAGTTGCTGTGTAGTCATTTATATCTTCTTGATTAGAAAATCTTATAAACATATCATCTTGTGTTGTAGTATCTCCGATAGTTGTTTCGGTTCCCAAATGACATAAGTGTCTTGTTGTTGGCGATACAAGAGTTATTCTTGATGCTGTTGGATTAGATGCTGTAGAAAAACCAGAAGTACCCGTAGCTGCTCTTACCGTTGTTGGTGATGCAGCTCCCGCATTCCATGTAAATGTTTTACCATTTGCAATAGTTGCAATTAATACTTGACCAAAGTTATCAAGACTCCATAGTCCTGGTTCAAGAGTTACTTCTGATGCTAATACACCTTCACCCCAATCAGAAAAGTTTGTTGCATCTGTAACAGCTGTTCCTGTGTTATGAGATGCATTATCTGTTCCGTTAACATTTCTTACAATGCTCTGTAGATTCGGTGATGATATAGATGCATAAGATATTAATTCACTCTCTACTAAAATTCTACCAGCAGCAGTAAAGTTTGTAGTTGCAGCTAATGTAACGTTTGTACCAACACCACCTGTACCTGCTGAGTTTGCACTCAACGATCCATTTAAAGTTGATGTAGCAGCACCCGATACAGAACCATCCCATTGAGATATACCCCAACCATAACCATAGTTTTGTGCAGAAGGACCAATCTTTTCATAAGGTTTCACTGCAATACTACCACCTGTTGCAACTGTTCCACCAGCATTACTGCTTTGTGTAATTGTAAAAGTCGTAGGTGTTGGAACTGTTGTTACTTGAAATAGTTTATCTTCAAAATCTGATGCACTAAAACCTGTACCACTAGGTAAAGTTACGCTATCTAATAAAACTATATCTCCCGGTTCTAAACCATGAGAAGTAGAAGTTGTTATTGTACAAACAGGATCGCTATTAGTTGTTGCAATTGTAGAAGACGATAATGTTGCTTTTAAGGGTGTTATATCAAATAACTGTCCTTCAAAATATAAAAGTAAAAACTTATCTGTTCCAAGGGCCACGTACCTATTTCCATTTAAATCTACAAACGCGTGTTGTTTTCTAGCAACTCCACATATGGTATTAGATATTAAAGAAGACCAACCACCTACTTTTTCTGGTAGACCATATCTGAATCTAACATTGTCAGAGTCTATCCATCTGTTTTCTGCGCCTGCAGTTGTATCTTGTTTATCAATTCCCGGAAGAAAGTTATATTCAATAAGGGCCATGGTCCGTGCTCCTTACGCCGTGTTTGTTTTATATGCCCAGCCTCTTGTTGCATCAACATACACTAATGCAAAAGCTTGACCATTGATATCTAATGTTAAGTTTGATGTACCTGTATTTATTGGTTGACTGTTTCTATTAACAATCAAATTGTTAGAGTTAAAAGTTCCTCTTGCATCAATAAACGTAACCTCTGATCCTACTGCTGGTGATGCAGGTAAAGTTACAGTAATTGGGTTAGCTGTTGTGTTTGCAAATATTTGATCACCATCTACTGCTGTGTATGCAGTAATTGTTGAAGAGTTTAAAGTTACATAACCTTTGTTACGAATACCAAGACTAACGTTTGTACCATCCGAATAAACTAATGAAGTAGATCCAATAGGTAATACAACCCCGGACCCTGATACAGTTTTAACTGTTATTGTGTATAGTGCAGATGTACCTCTTGTTGTTGCATCTTCAAACACGATAATTCTTTCAGAGCCATCTGGTATAGTTACATTTCTATTTGCACCTAATGTACCTGTTAATTTAATGTATATGTTTTTACCATTTGATGTTGCACCATTGTCAAGTGCTAAAGTTAAATCTCCAGATCCTAATTGAGATGTAGATAAATAACCTGATGATAATTGTTCTAATATTTGTAAATTTGTATTAGTAATAGTGCCCCAAAGACCAGCTTTTTCACCTGTAGTGATAAGTTCTAATTTTGAATTTGTTGAAAAACTTGATGCCATAATTCTCCTAATACGGGTCTATTGGTGTCCAGACTTGACTAACTCCTGGGTTAATGTCGTTCCAAGTAATAATACCCGCGTCTTTTACTGTTAGCGTCATCGGCACACCAGTTGGTAATACGTTTGCCGCCGCTGTAATACTAACACTTCCTGTGCCAATGGTCAATTCATTCTTTGTAACACTTACATTAGCTGCCGCTGTTACTGTGATTGTACCTAAACCTAAAGTAAATGGTGTAGCTGTAGGTGTTACATTAGCTGCTCCACTAATAGTTAGTGATCCAAAGCCAAGTGTTAAAGGACTACCGGTTGGTTGTACAAAAGCTCCTGCTAGTGCAGTTGAGCTACCGATACCTAATGTTAATTGATTAGCAGTTACATTAACTGTAACGTTTGGATTAAAAAACGATGTCGCTATTGGAGCACCGGATATGGAAGTTAGTCCGAGCATAATTTTATTCTATAATTTTATATCCACCAAATGTAGATTGAGAAGCACTCTTAACAACACCAGTTCCAGAAGTTACATTAAAATTTCCAAATATTTCTACATAGTCAGAAGAACCATTAAAAGTCATTATAGTATGTCCAGATATTACTAATGCATAAGGAGTGTAATTATCATAAAAATCACTATAATATTGTTTGTGAGTACCACCATTAAATTTAATTTCTGTATGACAATTATGAAATTGATCTACAGCTTGTTTGTCATAAGTTACTTGAAAATATATAAAATATTTACCAGCAACTGTTGGAAGAAATCTTTTATTTGTCGTATCATACATTCCTCCACTATCATAAGTTTCTGTGTCAAAATTTATTTTAGTATCTGTGTCATCTGACATAGTTTGATTTGATCCTAAATAGGCTTCAAAGTATGGTGTCATTACACCACCATTTACAAACCCAGATGTTAAATTAGTACCACCATTAGCCACAGGTAATGTTCCTGTAACATTGCTTGCTAAGTTTATTGATTGATTTAGTCCTATTCTAGTTAATGCCATAATTTATTAAACTCCTATTAATTTGTTTGCGTAAAAAACATTTCCATACTCTGTTCTCCAATCTCTTGAACTTCCGTGTTGATGTTTTACAAAAACTTCAAAATAATCATTAGCTGCAACATCTATTGTTGATACTAGTTGACATTGATCTGGATTACCATTTCCAGAAGAAGTAATCCCATTTAACCCTTGTGCATTTGTTCCTACTGCTGAGCCATTTTTATAAATACTTACTAATAAAGAAGCTCCGTCTGCAAGATTATCTATAACAATATTTGTTCCAATAACATATTTTCCAGCTGTTGCAGCAGTCCATCTATAATTTGTGCTTGGATCAAATTCGCCAGCTGTATCCCAATATTCAGCATTAAAAGCACATTTTGTAAAAGTATTATTGGGAATAGATTGATAACCACCATTACTATAATCTCTATAAGCACAAAAAGCTGGAGTGTTAGCTACGGCAACACCATCTTTATTTAATGTCCCAATAATATTAGTAGTATCACCAGATGCACCGATAGTAATAGTGTTACCACTTTCGTTGATAATGTTATTACCGTCTGCGTCTTGTATGTTATCTGCTTTTAATATACTTGTCATAATTATTTTGGATTATCCGTCCTTACTTTATTATATTTTACTACATATTCGTCCCATTTTGTAGTGTCACTTCCTATTTCTTTTTCTGTATATGCTTCTACAAATTCTAAAATTGATGGGTAATCTGCTTGTCTTTTGTATTTGTATTGATCAGGATCTGTCCAAGCATTAACTTGTGACCAATCAATAGTAACTAAACTGTTGTTTTCATCCCAAGCCGTAATAGTTTCTTGAGTATCACCGTTTATGCCTTTTACATTTGTATGAATATTGTATATCGCTTTATGTAAATCTGCCATTATGCCAATACCTCCATAACTGTAATTGTTGAAGCTAATCTTGGTCTATGTACATCGTCAGTATCATCATAAGTTCTGTTTAAATAGGCAGTAGTATTATCAACTTGTCGCCATTGTAATTTATAAGTAGTTGCACTTGTTGATGATGGTGAATCTAAAAAATTCATTGTTCTTTCTATTCTACTGTAAGTATCTGGTGGTCTTATACCTACAGTAACTCTTGATCTACTACTAGCCGCATCTCCAATACAAATATCTGTTGAATCTCTTACAAGTCTTAAATGAAGATTATAACCTGAATTTGTTGCTACGTTAGCACTAAAAATAACTAAAATTTTACTCGATGTTGCAGATGGCGTAATCGCTACTGACATTCCTGATATATCTGCATAACTGCTTGATTGAGTAACAGAAGTAGTATCTGTTTTAGTTGTAGAAAGCACTTGACCAATTTTTCCAAATCCTGTTCCAGCAGTTCCAGAAATATTAATAGTCTCTCCAGATTGACCAATAGTAATAGTCCCTGATCCAGAGCTTGTTTCTATATTCGATACTTTTAATGTTCCGTTTGCCATTATGCTCCTATTAACGCTTTAATTTCATCGTCATCAAGACCTAAGTCTTTTAATTTTTGTTTACCAGATGCTTTTTTATTTTCTTTAGTAATTTCTTCTTCTTCTTTAGTAGGCATTTCTGCTATTTTAGCTTCTATGTCAGATTTAGAAATAGGTGTTGTTCCATTTAGCCATTCAATAGTATCAATATCTTCTTCTGAATATTTAAATTCTGCATTGGGATTTATTTTTTTTATTGCTTTTGCTATTGTCATTATCCTGCTATCTCCATTAAATAAAAGTTTGAATGATAACCATCATTAAATACAACGCTATCTCCATTTCTTGTTGCAGCTTGTACTTTATAAGTAACTTCTGATGTTGTTGATGGACTATCAATAAAATGAAAAGGTACTATTTGAAGAACACTTGTAGCACCTATTTGATGAGCCGCAAAAAAAGCACTTGTATTACCAGTTTTGCAAACACTTGTAGAATCTCTTAAAAATTGTAATCCAAAACCTTCAGTAGTATCAATAACACCGTGAACAAAAGCTTTAAGTAATATTTTACTAGATGTTGAGCTAGGTGTAACAGCTATACTTAAAGATGTTAAATCAGTATAAGTTGTTGTTGCAATAGTTTGTTGACTTGTATTTCTTACTTGAGATGAAACTTGCAAAATTTTTCCAAATCCTGTTGCAGTTCCAGAGTTAGCAATAGTTACTCCTGATGGAACTGATATTGTATCTCCTGATGTACCTAGCGTTAGCGTAGTACCTGTAGCTGGATCAACCTGATTTGCTTCTAATTTACTCATTATAAAATTACGAATGTACTCCCTGATGGAATTGTGATCGTACCACTAATAGTTACTGGTCCAACCATCGCTCCGTTTGTTGAGCCC